AATGCCCTGCATATGTAGAGCCAGGTGGCATTGAAGATCAGATCAATGCAGTTTCCCTACTTAATGCCCACGCAAATCTTCCAGAAAATCGCAAAGAATTTGGTGACTTTATGGGGGCTAGGGAACATCGTGCGTTGACACGCAGTAAGATGCTTGATGCTGTTAAGGAAGTTTTAGGAAGTGCTTCGGCATTTACTAGAAAAGTAGTTAACCGTAAAGTTGGCGTTTACTCAGAAACTACATTTAAAAGCCCGTATTCAGATAGATCTTCTAGAGTCCGCATTGGTACAAAAGTAGAACCAATAGAGTCAATTATTGACACAGGTGCTCGTAACTTCCGTCGTCCAGGAGATGAGTTTGGTGATTCTTTCCGTGTAGCAGGTTTACCATCTGATACAAAGAGTATGGTTGGTGCTCTTGTTGATCTTGGTCTTAAGCATTTTAAGGCACAAAAAGACATGCCTAATGATATTGCTGATATCTTAGAAAATAGCCCTAGAGCTCAGGAACGTATGGAACGTGCTCAAGCTCGCGGCGCATCTGTAAAAACTGGTTGGGAACGTATTGCAAATGCTGTACTAGGTGCTCACAAGCAGTCAGAGGCCGCAAAGATTGTATCCTTGTCTATGGGACAAAAAAAGCGTGTTAGAACCCCTGGACAGGCCGGATTTGTTTCTGAAGGACGTGAGCGTGGCCCAAGTTCTTCAGAACGTACTCAAGACCTATTGTCAGACAACATGGTAGAGCAAGGTAACCAGATTGCTGAGATTGCTGGAACAGTAACTGGCGACACTCGTACCTTTGTTCCACTTGCTGCTACTGGCGGCAACCGTGGTTCAGGCGTAGCTGGTGGAATGCCAATTGATCAACCTCGTCGTGATCCTGAAACAGTAGAAGAAGAGCCAGAAGCACCACTAAGTGAATACTCAACCACTAGTGCTCCACAAGCTCCAGCACCTACAGTTAAGAGTGATGAAGAGACTGAAGCAGACATTGCGGCTTATGCAGCAAAGAAGAAGGCCCAACGCAAAGCCTCAAGAAGTACTCCACCAGACGTAACATTGCAGTAAGCCATGTCTAGAAGTTATAGAGACTTTTCTGACGAAGCTTACGAAAAGCCAATAAAAAGTAGGAAAAACCTTCGCCATAACGGTAGAGAGGCTTTTGACTACTTTTCTGATAATGATCATGAAGATGACAGTTATCAGAATAAAGCTACAGAAAAGGCTAGTATCTTTACCTACCGAAGCGTAGGTCGGGGTGTTCAAGGAGAGTCGAGTAACTAATGGCTAACAGAAGAAAAACTCCGGGTCAGCGAAAGCTACCTGGTGGGGCAACTCTCTATAATGAGAGAGTAAAAGTATCGGGTTCTTTTGATGATAAGTCTTTAGAATACGTTACAAAAATGGAGTGCAATAAGTGTGGCATGACCAAAGAATTAAGAGAAGAACTACCAAACCGTACAAAAAGAGATGCTTTTCAAGCAGAGGCTAAACGCCATGACTGTGAAGCTAACACAAAATCAATGCAGTTTATTAATGCTGCTAGAGAATATGAATTAGGAAGAAGAGACCTAAATGGCTAATAAGAAACATGGTAAAGACTCTTACATCCTGGGCCCATACAAGGGATCTGCCGCTAATGGTGGTAGACCAATCTATGTGCGCAAATATAAGGGCGAAGACGGAAAGTGGCACACAACCTCAATTACCAAAGCTAGACATGAATATGAACAAAAAAATGGTAAGGTAGCAAAAGGTAAAGAAGTTGATCACAAAGATAACAACAAAAAGAATGACTCTAAGAGTAATCTAAGAGTTATCTCTAAAAGCGAAAACGTCGCTAAAGAGAATAAACATAGAGCAAAAAAGAAGTAGGAATCATGAAAGATAAAGTATTAAAGTTTCTAGCAAAGAACCCACTGGGTACTGCCGCTAAGGTTGGTATTGGTGCTGCTTTAGCGTATGTTGTTGATAACATTGCATCTTTTAATCTAAACCCTTCTATCTCCGTAGCCATCATTGCCTTGGTAACTATGGCAATTAACTGGCTAAATCCACATGACAACCGTTACGGCGTTAATAAGGTAAGCTAATGAGTGCAGCTTGGACCCGAAAAGAGGGTAAGAGTGAAAAGGGCGGTCTTAATGAAAAAGGACGCAAGTCCTACGAAAAAGAGCATCCAGGCTCAAACCTGCAACATCCAGTAAAAAAGAAAGAAGCATCGCACTCTGAGAAATCAGCTGCGAGAAGAAAATCATTTTGCTGTAGGATGTGTGGTATGAGAAGAAAGAATACTTCTTCTAAGACGGCCCACGATCCAGATAGCCGTATCAACAAGTCCTTACGGGCTTGGGATTGCCACTGTAGCTAAGGAAATAAATGAGCGACCTACCTAAAGAACTTAGTGAATTACTAGGCGATGTTACTGTATTTTACTTCCGTACCCATGGGTACCACTGGAACGTTGAAGGTGAGGATTTTGCCGCCTACCACGAATTATTTGAAAATATCTACGAAGACGTGTATTCTTCGATAGATCCAATTGCGGAAAATATTCGTAAGTTAGACGAGTACGCCCCGTTTAAATTAGATACACTACTAAAGTTGGCCTCGCTAGAAGATAGCAAGGTTCCGACCAAGCCGGTGGCCATGGCAAAAGATTTGCTGGAAGCAAACGGTAAGGTAATCGAAAAACTCAAAACCGTTTTTCATACCGCTAATGATGCTGACGAGCAAGGAATTGCTAACTTCATCGCGGAAAGAATTGACATGCATCAGAAATGGGCATGGCAACTCAAGGCTAGCACAAAATAACCCTCTAGAGAAAAAGGTAATAAACATATGTCGATATTCGATGCAAATGCATTCGTAGTTTCTGGTAGTGGACAAGCCCCGGCTTCATCTGCTAACAGTACTCTTACCAATGCACTTTCAAGCAATACGGTTGCAAACGGAGATATTTTTCTTCTTATCGCCCCTTGCGACCTAGAAGTTCAGGGTGTTCAGCTATACGCTGGTACCGCAGGAACTACAACTGGTACTTCCTTCAATGTTAAGGTAGTTCCACCAACAACCCCGTCTGTTTACGCACGTTCATACAACTACTCGTCACTTCCAAAAATTGTAGACACTTTGGCTACAGCTGACGGTATTACTTGGACCGGTACAACAACGTCTAACCATGGTTTGAGCACTTCTTCAGTAATCAAACTTACTAACTTCTTCAACCCAGCATTCAACCTAACTGATAAGCCAGTTGCTTCTGTAGCTGACACCACAACGTTCACCATCACTACTGCTGCTAACTACCAGCTTCCACTGATTGCTGCTAGTGGTCTATCTAATGCAAGCGGCGTTTACACGTTTACTACATCTAACGCACATAACCTAAAGGTTGGCGATTACGTAACAACTGGTGCCATTACCGGTGCTACTACTGATTACACAATCACTAACGCTGCTAAAGTTACTAGCATTGTTAGCTCTACTCAATTTAAGGTAGATATCAGCATTGTTCTTAGTGGTTCAGCTAACACTGTTGGTTCAGGCGCAATCACTAGCCCAACTGGTGTGAAGGTATTCCCAACCTTTAAGTCACCTGTTGGTACTGGTTTAGCTCAGACTTTGAACGTTGGTACCCTTGCAGCTCCTGTTCAGGATCAGCAGGCTGTTTCTGACCTTAACGTTGCAGCAGACTACACCCCAGTTCCTTCAAAGGCTTTCTGGGCATACGGTACAGATCAGCTTGTACCAGCTGCTGCTACTACAGCTCAGTTTGGCCCTGCTTCTGCTGCGTACAGCAACGACTCACGTCTAAACAACGTTATCAAGGCAGGTTCACACGTGTACTTGTCAGTCGTTACTGCATCAACCGGAACTAAGCTTTCTGGTCTGAACTACGCAGTTGAGTTCACGAAGAACTAATATAAATTAACCCCCAGGACCCTACCTAGGCTGATATACTCGGTCTAGGTAGGGTTTCCTACATAAACAAAAGGTAACTATTATGATTAAATGCGATAACTGTGAAAAAGAAGCTGAGTACGTATCATCACCACCATTTGCGTCAACAGCGTATTTTTGTGCGACCTGTGTCCCATGGTCGTTGATTAACGATCAGCGTGCAGGCTTATTGCCACGTGTTGAGCAACCTGCAGTAGCCGTAGAAGCTCCTGTCGTTGAGCCTGAGCCAGTTGTGGAAGAAGCTCCAGTAGTAGAAGCACCGGTTGAAGAACCAGTAGTAGAAGCTCCTGTAGACGCTCCTGCAAAGAAGGCCGCAGCAAAGAAGACAGCAGATTCGGGCGCTGCAGATGTCTCGGATAACTAGAATCCAAACAAAGCAGGGTCACCCTGTACCAAAGACCGCTGGCGGTGCCAGAGGCCCATTCCCTCCTGAGCTCTACCGTTCTCTCCCTGTAGTAGAAGAGTATGAGCAAAGGAGTGGGAATGGTGGTCCAGAGGTTCCTGTAGAGGGCACAGCACAAAATAACTTTAAACCTTATAAGTGGTTTAAGTGCAAGAGCTGTCAAGCTTTTGTACATGAGCCAGACTTATACGAGCATAAGTGCGATACTTCAATGGAAGAGTCCCCAGAAGAGGAAGAATAGCATGGACGAAAAAGAGCAAGAAGAAGAACAAGTTTATATCCATGAAAAGATTTGGACTGCTCAGATGGTAGGCAAAGACTTTTTTTCTCATCATGACACTATTCACGTTCTATACCATGTTAATCCTATGGAACGTCAAGACTTTACACTAACAGATACCTTCTAAGGGGCGTTTATGGCTGATCTGCCTACACCTGAAGATGCTTTTAATAGACTTAATAATAGACGCACAAGGGCTTTAAATAACGCAATTAATCCTCCAGGGTCTGTGCATCCTAATACTCGTAATGACTTGTTAAATAGGTCTAATCAAAGGTCTACTTTATTTGGGTACAATCCTAAAATTGATGAAAAGCTAATTGGTATAGATCCTAAAACTAAAGAAGAAATTTACAACTTTAACTATGCCGCAGTTATGGAGGTTGAAGACAAAGAATCTGCTGCTAAATCACAAGAGATTTGGGTATCTAATAACCTTTGGGAGGGCTTTGAAGCTGCTCCAGGTGGTAAGCGTCAAGCACGTGGCTTTGAGTATGACAACTATGCTGATAGCCCAATCACTCCTAACACAGGAGCTATTAACGTAGAAACCGGGGAAAGAGTATCTACTGGCCCCGTATCATTTGATGAAAATCGTGAAGACGATGTTGAAATTCCTACATCTACTGAAAACCCTGAGCGTCCTCGCACAGTGGCCGCAGCGTTTGATAACGAGCGATCAATTATTACTTTAGTGTTTAGAGATGGCACAGTTTATAACTATTATAATTGTACACGTAAGATGTGGGACGATTTTAAGGCGGAGACAAGCAAGTGGAAGTACATCAAGGATAAGCTTGATAAGCTGCCTCGTGGTATTGCTGATATGTCTCAGGTTCCTGAAGAAGTTAGAGTTATTGCCTATGGCCGTGCTAGAGGTGCTCAGATTAAGAAGGCAAAGGCGGGTGGTTGGCAACCACGCACTAGTGCAAGGTACTATGATATAAATAAGGCTAAGGCCAACGGCAAGAATCCGGCAGACTATAAGATGAAACGTGTAAAGAGCAAAAGAAACAGAGGACCAATATAAGATGGCTACAGAACCAAAAGAATTTCGTAATTTTTACTGGCATCCGCTAGAGTACCCAACTAAGCCTAAAGGCTTGTGGGAAAAAGCAGAGACACAAGAAATTGATGAGCCTTTCCGCTTTGGCAGTGGCTGGTCTATTCGTTTACCATTTACTCGTAAGGCTATGGTTATTGGTACTTGGAAGACTTCGTATACTGAAAGCGAAGCATTAACCTACGCTATCCGTGGTCGTTATGTAGAAGATCATGAATTAGACTGGGATACTTTACGTTTTGGAATTAGTGGGGCAAAAAATGATACGACTCAAAAAAAATAAACAAATTGAGCAAGAACAAACAAAATTAGAGAAGCGAGTTGCTTCCTTAGATACTGCTGAGCTTATTCGCTGGGTAGATCAGACTTTGTTTACTATTGGCAAAAATGTCGTCTCTTGGGACCGCAGTGGCGAGCCAGAGATGTTAGCTGAGGCTGAATTAGGTGCTGAAGCACTGCATGCCGTTATTAAAGAACTTGTTAAGCGTGGTATGTAATGAATCCAGAATATACAGAAGAAGAAGAGAACTTAGAAGAGAACTTTGAGGAACTCTATTTTCCTGATCCTTTAGAATATCTAAACAAAGAAGCTGAAGAAGAGAATCGAGAAGAAGATGACGGTCTTGATGAATTATCAAGAGAGTTTGTTGTACAGCTTATAGACAAGATTATGCAGTTTATGACTGCGCTTGTTGGTCACGAACTTCACCCTTATCAAAAGCCTTTGGCAAGAAGAATTATTGAATCAGTCATTATCAATGACGGTGAAGAAGTTACAGCCCTTGCAGCACGTCAGTCTGGTAAATCAGAAACTATTGCTAACACAGTGGCTGCACTTATGGTTTTGCTACCAAGACTTGCACAGATGTACCCAGAGCTTCTAGGTAAGTTTGGTGACGGTCTGTGGGTAGGTATGTTTGCTCCTGTACAGTCCCAGGCGGAAACTTTGTTTGCTCGTGTAGTGTCCCGACTTACTAGTGAGACTGCTATTGAAATCCTTGGAGACTCAGAGATTGACGACTCTCTTAGTAAAGTACCCGGGGTAACAAGAAACATTAAACTTAAAAACTCCGGCTCTACCGCAATGATGATGACAGCTAACCCAAGAGCTAAAATTGAGTCTAAGTCGTTCCACTTAATGATTATTGATGAGTGTCAGGAAGCTGACGACTTTGTGGTTGCCAAATCTATCTCCCCAATGGGTGCTTACTACAACGCTACAATGGTTAAGACGGGAACTCCTACAACTTCTAAGAACAACTTCTACAAAGCTATCCAGTCAAATAAAAGACGTCAGACTGGTCGAAATGCTAAACAAAACCATTTCCAGTGGGACTACCGCGATGTAGAGAAGTGTAACTCTAACTACGGTAAGTTCATCAAAAAAGAGATGTTACGTATTGGTGAGGACTCTGACGAGTTCCAAATGTCATACAACTGCAAATGGTTGCTTGAGCGAGGAATGTTTGTTACTTCTAACGTTATGGACGATCTGGGAGACACTTCACAAGAGATTGTTAAAAGCTGGTACCAGTCACCTGTAATTGTAGGTATTGATCCTGCACGTAAGATGGACTCTACGATTGTGACTGTGGTGTGGGTGGACTGGGATCGACCAGATGAATTTAACTATTATGATCATAGAATTCTAAATTGGCTTGAGATTCAGGGCGATGACTGGGAAGAGCAGTACTATCAAATTGTTAACTTCTTAGGTGCATACGACGTTCTTGCTATAGGAATCGACGCTAACGGTGTTGGTGATGCAGTGGCCCAACGTCTTAAGGTTCTTATGCCACGTGCTGAAGTTGTACCCCTTACATCAAGTCCTTCTGAACAATCTAAAAGATTTAAGCATCTACAGGCTCTTATTCAACGTCGTATGATTGCTTGGCCTGCACACGCTAAAACTCGTAGATTAAGAATTTGGAAGCGTTTCTACCAACAAATGGTTGACGCTGAGGTACACTATAAAGGTCCGAACTTCACTGTTTCTGCACCGGATGAAGCCCATGCTCATGATGATTTTGTTGATTCATTGGCTATTGCGGTGTCTATGACTAAAGAATTAGTCATGCCAACTGTTGAAGCAAGCGCAAATCCATTTTTTTAATTTTATGCGTTTACTCTGACATTTAGGCAAATTCGTAGGAAACTCGTAAGTGAGGATCCTCAATCCCTTTAGGAGAAAAATAACTATGGCAGCTAACATTGCTCCGGTCCCTCAGTTCCCTGAGAAGACCCCGGTATCATACGAGCGTAAGTTCAGTGATGCACAACCTGGACTTCGTGGTCCACTTCGTTTTGAAGAGGGTATTGCAACAGATACTGACGTTCCAAATGAGTTCCAAAATGGCGCATCCCAGGGGTACATTACACCTCCGGGTCGTCCTAACCACAATCAGAACGTATTCGAGAAGTACCCAGAAGAGACCATGGCAGAGCGTGCACACGTTGGCTCAGCTGCTTGGGTTGAATCACCTAACTTCTTGGGTAACTTCTCTGAAGGCGCTTTCGGCAATGCTGCTGAACTTCGCTTTGAAGAAGACATTCGTTCAGGTGGCCACTACACACGCATTAACCCTGCAACTGTAGTAGACTAGTCACCTGTAGCGGCTCCCCAGCCCTATACCTCTTCTCTAGGGCTGGGTAGTCGTTACGTAAGGAGTTTGATCATGGTACCAGCAAATCCTCAACTATATGATTCAATCTCAATGCGCCAAAGAGCAATCCACCATGCAGGCGCTCATATGAATTATGCTGCGGCTGGTGGCATAAAAAATGAGTATGCTAGGTTAGGTGGAACTTACGTTGACTCTTTAAAAGACGTAGATCCAAGATTTAGAGATTTTAAAAAAGAAGAAGAAGACAAGAAAAAGCGCAAAGAAAAAGAGCGCAAACAACACAGTTTTGTTTAGGGCAATTATGAACTTTAATATGGAAGGACGTGAGGTATGAGTATTGATTTCTCACCACCGTCCTATAGGGCGGCCTCATCCGACCTTACTATCTCCATCTCCCCATTGGGACTTGTCGAGCTGGCGGATGAGGAGTTTGAAGTACACGGTCCAAGACTGAACCGGTACTCCCTAAACTGGGCCATGTATCTTGGCCACCACTGGAGTTACCGCCGTGAAATCGGTGAAACTCAGATGGTATACAACTACTTCCGTGCATTTACGGATTATGTAGTTAATTTTACTTTTAGCCGCGGAGTACAGTTCCGTAGCCCTAAACAGACTGAGGCTATTGTTCCTGACCTACTCAAAAGAGTTTGGGAAGTAGATAACAATAAGCACGGCGTACTTTGGGAAATGGGCCAGCAGGGCGGCGTTTCCGGTGACTGTTTTGTAAAGGTTGCTTATGAAGAGGCTTGGCAAGACAGCACCGGCAAGTTTCATCCGGGCCGTGTAAGAATCCTGCCACTGAACTCATCATTTGCTTTCCCTGAGTTCCACCCACATGATCGTAACCGTCTTATTCGATTTAAGCTAAAATACCGTTTCTGGGGCACATCTGTAGAAGGTACACGTCAGGTATACACCTACACTGAAATCCTTACAGATGACATGATTGAAGAGTACATCAATGATGAATTGATTGACTCTCGTCCAAACCCACTAGGTCTTATCCCAGTGGTTCATATTCCAAATGTTTTAATTTCTGGCTCACCTTGGGGTCTATCTGACTGCCACGACATTATTGTTCTTAACCGTAACTATAACGAAGTAGCTACCGATGTTGCAGACATTATTAACTACCACGCTGCTCCTGTTACTGTTATTACTGGTGCTAAAGCTTCTAACCTTGAGAAAGGCCCTAAGAAGGTCTGGGGCGGTCTTCCTAAAGACGCTCAGGTATTTAACCTTGATGGTGGTGGCTCAGGTCTTCAAGGGGCTATTGAGTACTTAAAGATTGTTAAGATCTCAATGCATGAAATGGTTGGTGTTCCTGAAAGTGCACTAGGCCAGGTCCAGGCTGTATCTAACACCTCTGGTGTTGCGCTATCTATTCAGTACCAGCCGTTGATGAACCGCTACAACCAGAAGATTGTTCAGTACGGTAAGGGCCTAGAGCAAATCAATAGCCTTGTCATTCGTACTCTTGCGTTTAAAGAACCAGAGATGTTGGAATGGAATCCAGACTTTAACGGACCAATTAAGCCTGGTCAGTACCCGATCTTGGATCCTAATGATCCTCTAACCTACCAAACTTTTGCTCACTTCCCTCAACCTCTTCCACTAGACAAGCTAATTGTTCTTAGCGAAATCCAACAGATGATGGCTATGAACTTAGAAAGCCGTGAAGGTGCTCTACGACGCCTTGGCGAAGAGTTCCCGAATGAGAAACTTGAAGAAATTCGCACAGAGCTTATGGACGATGCAAAGTCCGACGGTGCGCTTAACATGCTTAAGAGTCAAATCAATGCTGCAATTGTTGCACTAACAGGTATCTTGCCTGATGGTAGTGGTGAACAGCAGATGGGACCAGACGGACAACCTATGGCCCCACAAATGACACCAGCCGCTGCAATGTTTGAACAACAGAGTATGGCGCAATTACAAAATGATTTGGTGACTAAGGCGTATGGTACAAAAATCCCTCAGCGTAGGGGACCCGACGCAGACGAATAACCTATAATAAGTTTAGCGGGACATGAGATTAATCTTATGTTGAGCTATATACATAATAAATCCGCAGGTCTATCGTGCTACTAATTTGGAAAACGACCTAACTACTCAAAGGAATAATAACTATGGCTACACCAGATGTAGATGTAACTCAACAGTTTGTTGATGCTACACAAGAATTTGTTCTCCAGCCTGAGGTGTCGGAATCTCTGACACAGGTGAAGACATACTCGGAAGAGGATCTTCATAAGGTGCGAGAGCAAGAAAAATCAAAACTATATCCACAAATCGAATCTCTTAAAGAAGAACTAAATTCTTTGAAGCAAGATCGTGAGTCTCGTCTTGAAGAAGAGGCACGCTTGCGGGCAGAAGCTGAAGCTGAGGCTAAGCGTCGTGCTGAAGAAGAGATGGATGTTCGTGAACTTCTTACTGCTAAAGAGCAGGAATGGGCCGAACGTCTAGAGACTGAACGTCAGGAACGTGAAACAGCTTTCGCGCTACTAGATCGTGAACGTCAGTTCAATGAGATTCAAAACTACCGGAGTGCACGTCTTGAAGAAGAACGTGACAATATCATTCCGGAACTGCTTGATTTAATTTCTGGCAATACCGCAGAAGAAATTGAAGAAAGTATCGCAGGACTTAAGGGTCGCTCATCGCGTATCCTTGAATCGGCGCAGCAGGCGATGTCGTCAGCTCGTCGTGAAATGACGGGGAGTCGGGTAACCTCTCCTCCGTCCGGACCCCTGGACACCAATTCGGAGCAACAAACGTTCACGGCAGAGCAAATTGCCGCCATGTCAGTGAGTGAGTACGCCAAATACCGTGGGAAGCTTCTTGGTCAAGCAGCTTCTGATCGCGGCAAGGGTCTATTCGGCTAGAAATAGCAATCATCCATCTATTATTCTCTTAAGGAGTAAACCACATGGCAGCGTCCATTACAGGAACTGGCAATCTCGCCGGTTCACCAACCGCGTACTCTGGTGCTAACAGCCAGCTTACGCAGTCTATCCAGACAATCTGGTCAAAGGAAATCCTTTTCCAGTCAATGCCGATCTTGCGCTTCGAACAGTTCGCTGTTAAGAAGACTGAACTTGGTGTTGCACCTGGTCTCCAGATCAACTTCATGCGTTACAACAACCTCGGCAGTGCAGCAGCACTTGTTGAAGGTGTTCGCATGTCAACCGCAGCTTTGACAGCACAGCAGTTCTCAATCACTGTTGCTGAGCATGGCTACGCAATCGCAGTTTCAGAACTTCTTCTGAACGCTTCTTTCGATGACGTTATGGCTTCTGCTTCACGTCTTCTTGGTCGCAACATGGCTCTGTACCTTGATGGTCAGGCTCGTGACACCCTTATGGCAGCTTCTTCAGTAATCTACGGTGAAGACCGTAGCAGCCTTAATAACGCTGGTACTTGGTACTCTGACGGTACAACTGCTTCATCACGTGCAGGTCTTACCGGTTCTAGCTACCTTTCGACACACACCATCAAGGATGCTGTCGAAACACTTGCAACCAAGAACATCCCGAGACTAGGCGAAACCTACGTTGCGTTCGTTCATCCTCACCAGAGCCGTCGTCTTCGCGACAATCCTGAATTCATCGAAGTAACGAAGTACGCTGCTCCAGGTAACTTCATGCTTGGTGAAATCGGTCGTCTATACGACACGGTCTTCATTGAGACCACCCAGGTTAGCAAAGTACCTAACGGTGCTGGCTCTGGCTACACTGCTGATTCATCAGTTAACAACGTTGTATACCCAACTGGTGGTGGCTACACTACTCCAGTAACCAAGCAGGGTAACGGCTCTGCAGATCGCTACTCAGCAATCTTCATTGGTGACAACGCTTTCGGTCACGCTATCTCATTGCCAGTTGAACTGCGCGATGGTGGTATCCTTGACTTCGGTCGTGAGCATGCACTTGCATGGTACTCAATCTACGGCTTGGGTCTAATCACCGATCAGTCTGTAGTTATCGCAGAAACCAACTAATCAAGTCCCCATGAGGGGGGCCTTCGGGCCCCTCTCATATTTATAAAACAAATATCGAGCTATTCATTAGGAGAATATATCATGGCTGCAAAAGCTAAAGCAGGTGACGTCACCGGACGTCAGCGCGAAGAACTAATTAAAGAACAAGCCGCCGAGCAAGCTCGTCGTGCAGATGAAGTAACTATGGCAACTGTGACAGAAGCAGCACGCCTAGAGACTGAGGTCCTAGACCTCTCAACAAAACCAGATCAACCAACTCTAATTGATGAAGTTGAAGACTTGGGCGTTGACTTAGCGGACAACACAACCATCATTCGTGTTGCAGAAGACATGGATATGGTAACCATCGGATCTGGAAACCACTATAGTTTTAAGGCCGGGCAGAAGTACAAGGTTCCTGCTAACGTGGCAGCACACCTTCAGGAAAAGGGATACCTCTACGAGCGTCTCTAAATCTGGCCTTTAATAAGCTGCTCGCATCCACGACCGCCCTCCCGTGGGTGCGAGCTCTTTTATATAGATAATTATTCGGTTTAAGTAGATAATGTATCTAGTAGATAACAGAGGAATGTAAATGGCAACTACCACAGATTTAGCCAGTCGTTTGAGAAGCGAAATTGGCGATGTAGGCAAAACCTTTGTACAAACTTTAACTGGAGATGGCACAACTAAAAGATTTAATCTTGACTATTACCCAGTATTGGGAAGCAGCCTAAAAATCCTAGTAGCAGGCGCTGACGTCTCTTCTACATCTACTGTAGAGGAAGTACCCGGGGTTATTACCCTATCTTCTGCCCCTGCGCTAGGCGCAAACATTACCGTAGCCGGTACCTTCTACCGCTACTTTACAGACGCTGAGATCCTTAACTACGTAAATATCGCGTTCCTACAGCATGCTGGCACAGAAACCACGGCCTATGGCTCAAGAGTAGTGCTTTCTAATCTTCCAGCCGTTGAAGAGTACCCTGTAGTACTTTTAGCTACTACCCTAGCTTTGTTTACGTTGGCAACGGATGCTGCCTATGACATTGATATCCAGGCTCCAGATGGCGTCAGTATCCCTCGTGCTGAGCGTTACCGCCAGCTTATGGAGATTATTCAGACCCGTAAAGAACAGTACCGAGAGCTGTGCAATCTTCTTAACGTTGGTCTACACCGTATTGAGGTTGCAACCCTACGTCGCAACTCTACCCGTACAAACCGCTACGTACCTGTCTACAAGCCGCAAGAACTTGATGATGGCAGCCGTCCACAGCGTCTACACGTACCTATTCCCAACTACATGGATCAGACCCCAGATACTGTGCCTGTTTATGACATCAATCTATACCGTGGTGACTCATTTGAGGTTGATTTGGACTTCCCATTCAGCTTGGCAGATTACACGTTCCTGGCTCAGATCAGAGCTTTCTCAGGTGCTTTGCTAGTACTGGCTACCTTTAACGTAAATATCACCAGTATTGCAAATGGTACTGCCACTCTTACCTTGACCTCAGATCAAACCCTAGAGCTTCCTAGCCGTGCTATGTGGGATGTACAAGTTATTAAGCAATCCACAAAAACACTCAATGCAACGCCTGCTACGGCCGTTAAACCGGGCTACAAGGGCACTGTAGCCAAGGCTGGATATGTTACTTATACTACAACTTCAGCACATGGTTTCTTAACCGGTCAAAAAGTAACAATTGCAAATGTGGCTGTGCTTGATAGCAAGGGCGTAAAAACCCTAACAAATGCTTACAACGGCGAATTTGTTATTACCGTATTTGATGCTAATAGCTTCTACGTAGCCAATACCTACACAGCTACCCCAGTAGATACTGACGGCTACAACATTACGGATCCAGATACAGGAATTGTTCTATCAACAGTAGGTGCTGCTACAGCAACGTACACTGACCCAGATTACTCAAAGACATACCTAAAGGGTGCAGTCATCGTTCAAGAGCAGATCTCTACTTACAATAGTGAACCTTACGCTCCAGGATGGCAAGGATGACAGACGTAATTAATGTCACCCCATCTACTCCTGACACCATCGTTGTTAGTACACCAGCAAATAATACAACGGTTCTTACTGTAGGAGTAGGTCAGGGAGGCGCCGTAGGGCAAGCCGGTCCTACAGGACCTACAGGTGCTACTGGAGCAACTGGAGCGACTGGAGCAACAGGGGCAACAGGGGCAACAGGGGCTGCAGGTCAGGGTTACAGTTCAAAAGGTGTTTATTCAGCAAGCACTACATATCAGCCATACGATGTTGTTTATTTTGATGGCAGCCAGTATCGATGTAAAGCAACGGTCACTGGAAATAATCCACTAAATACGACTTATTGGGAAATTTTCGCCATTGGATTTGGAGCACCGCTTACATACAACGCATCAGATTCTTATGTAGTCGGCAATGTTGTAACTCGTAACGGTTCAAGTTACTACTGCATTGCTCCAGTCACAGGAGCTGCACCACCTAACGCAAGTTATTGGGCACTGTTAGTTTCAATAGGAGCAACAGGCTCAACTGGAGCAACTGGGCCCGCTGGTCCTGGTGTAGCTGCTGGTGGAACTACTGGAAAGCTGTTAGCCAAGAAATCTGAAACTGATTACGATACGGAATGGATAGCCGCTCCTGCTACAGGCGTAACTAGCCTTACTGGTACTCTTGACCAAGTATCTGTATCATCATCAGTTGGAGCTGTAACTTTATCCACTCCACAAAGCATTAATACAACTTCTAGCCCAACGTTTAGCGGGTTAACGCTTAGTAAGTCAGTAGTTGTTCCATCATCTACATCAGTTACCCCAACACTTACTCTTCCTCCAGTTACTGGGGACATTGCTAATGTTCCAAAGGTAACTGCAACCCAACCAACTACCACTGTTGTTGGAACGCTATGGGTAGATACGGGGTCATCTACAACTATTTCAGGTATTGATGGTGGTTCAGCATGACTCAATTAAAATACTGGGATGGAAGTAATTGGACTGCTGTTACTCTTGGAACTTCAGGAGCTGCTGGTGCTAATGGTAATTGGTCAACTGCTCAAGTAGTTAATGCTAAAACTAGTACAACGTATACTTTAGCTGCTACCGATGCTGGTAACTTAGTTACTTTAAACAACGCTTCTGCAATTACTTTAACTGTTCCGCAAGACTCAGCGGTAACTATCCCTGTTGGTACTTATGTAGATTTAATGCAACTGGGTGTGGGGCAAGTTACTGTAGCGGCAGGTACTGGAGCTACTCTGTATGTTTCAGGCTCTACAGCTAAAGCAAGAGCACAATACTCTAGGCTTGGTGTACAAAAAATTAGCGCAAACACTTGGGTAGTGTTTGGAGATTTGGCTGGTTCATAATGCCAGGAATGCATTCAGTTATGTCAAAACCTTCAACATTATTAACTCCATTAAATACTTCACCAAAACTATGGTTTGATGCTGCAGATACATCTACGATAACCACAACTACAGGAAGTATTGTTTCTAGTTGGACAAGTAAAGGAACTATACCATCAATTTCATTAGCAAATACATACTATAGTGGTGGTCAAAGTGGTGTTTCAACTTTAAATGGTAAAAATGTAATATCGTTACCAGATTATACATATAATTATAATACTCTTACTTATTTTGACACTGTTTCCTCCTCAAACAATCCTTGGGATAGTTATTATCATGGCTCTATAATTTCTTTATTTGTAGTTGCAAAAACAAATGGAAATAGTGGCTCATCTACACAAGCATTATTTGCTATTGGAGATTATTCTCCAAATGAAGGTGATGCAGCAGGATTAGGTTTTCTATTTGGTAATAGCGATTTATTATACCCAATACTTGATACTAATGACCCCATCACTATAATATTAAACAACTCAGTAAATTTTACTACAACTTGGAGGTTATACTCTCTAACATTTGATGGAACTAATTTTAAAGTTTACCAAAATGGTATTCTTTGTAAACACTACTTATACACTTCAGCTCGCGTAGGTCCGACACAATATGTCATAGACGGATTATTAAATGCTGCAGAAATTGTTGCATATAATTATACAAATGAAACACTAAGAACTAATATAGAATCTTATTTAAAAACTAAGTGGGGGCTATAATGGCTAAAATTACACAAATACAGGTACGACGAGATACTGAGGATAACTGGACTGCGGCTCAAACTACCGCTGGTGCTACGCCAGTTTTGGCTGCGGGGGAAATTGGTTACATTTCTTCGGGTACTAACGCGGGTAAGTTTAAGATTGGCGATGGAACAACATTGTGGGGATCTATAAAGTACTCTACTGATGGGGCAAACATTGTAGCTGGAACAGTTGCTGATGCTGCTTTAACTTCTGGAGTTTCTACTTTAGGTACTGCAGGAAACCTTGTTAAATACGGAACTGATGGTTTAGTAACTGCTGGTTCTGGGGGAGTTACCAGTACTGGTACTGGTACTTTTGCTACTGTAACTGCTACAACTGTTAACGGAACTACAGTTAACGGAACTACGGCTAATCTAAAAAACATTGTTGCTACAGCGGCTACAGCCTCATCTGTGCCATTAACAATTAACTCAGTTGCTGGCGCTACTCAAATTGCCAACCTTTTTGTAATAAATAGCCCATTTGACTATTCAAATAACATTGTGACCATTGACTCAAGCGGAAATATAAATCTTGCATTTGGGGGCATCAGTGCTGGCAATAACACAATCTCTGCACAGACTTTGACTGCTGGTAGTCAAGGTTTATATTCTAGCGGAACAGTTCGTCACTCATACTATTCCCAAACAATTTCAACAACGACAACTCAAGCTTTATTTGGTAATGGTGGTGGTTCCTCTAATATACATAAAATAACGCCTACCGCTTCTTTTACTGTAACGGCTGGTCCTCCTGCTCAAGGTGCTTTTTGTGCTCTTATTGTAGCTACTAGCGGCACAACCAGCCGAACCATTACCTTTGGTTCAGGCTTCAAAACACCAACTACAACACTTGTAACAGGTACGGTTTCGGGCAAATATTTTGTCATTAACTATGTTTCTGACGGAACTTACTTGATTGAAATGTCTAGAACGGCTGCTATTTAAGTACTCCAAATAGTTACTCAACGTGGTATTCTTGTACAGTTAACTACGTAGAGCCTTGGAGCGCATAATGAATAAAAACCCAAATTGTCGATCAGGCTGCAAAACCCAGGATCATGAGTCCTATGGGGATTGCCTAAAAGACGCATCTATTAGCATAGATAGAACTAGCCTTCAGGTTAAAGGCTGAAAATTAGGCCCAAATCGGGTACCGTTTATTTAGACTCTTAAGGAAAGGCCCTATTCATGGCTACAAGTTATAAAGTATTGGCACAGAATAAAGTGACTACTGGTGGAACTCCTGTGGTTTTGTACTACGCAAACCCTAGTTCTAGCGTTATTCAGACAATTGTATCTACTATTACTATTTGTAATACTGGGTCTACTTCAACTACTTACAGAATTGCAGTTGTACCTTCTGCTACATCTTCAACTTCAACTACAGTACCTACACTAGTTACTGAAAACTATGTGGTTTACGATGCAATTGTAGGTGGAAATGAAACAGTATCTTATACACTTGGACTAACAGTAGATACCTACGACAAGATTATTGTTAATGCTGGAAATTCAAGCGTATCATTTAATGCGTATGGTTCGGAGACTCAGTAATGAGCGTAAAGGTTAATGGAGATTCTTCCAATAGAACTATAGCTGGAACTGTAGATTTTGGTGCCGGTAATACTTGGAATGCCAATACTTATACTTACACACAGCCTGGTCTTGGACAAACTTTTTCATATATAACTGTTATGTTTGATGACTATTGGGGCACTAAACCTTTTAGGTCTACTCCTGCAGTAGTTGCAACAGTTAATTCTGGATCAACCAATGCAGCCATACAGCTAGAGGCTAGAGTTGGTTCTGTTACAACCACTGGGTTTAACATTTATGTATTTAATAACTCATCTTCAATTAATACGGTATCTTCTACCGTAAAAGTTGCTTGGATTGCAACAGAAGTTATGCATAACGGGCTTAATCGATGAAAGCAAGTCAACCTGGCGGCAGATTTAATATTCCTTTTGAGCGTAGATCAATTCTCTCTGGGATTACTCAAGATCTTCGCCTGCCGGTTGGCCAAGTTGTAAACTGGTGGAGATGGGATGCTAATGCCACCGGAGTAGATGATGTCTATGATGTTGGTTCTTTAGGTACTGGACGTGTTTGGAAGACTGGATTTGATGTTCCAGCCGTAAATGCTGTTGTCTACCAGGGAGTAACCCTGCAAGATGAGCGCGGTTTCTACAACACTGACGTTCTTAGAGTTACCCTAAATATGGAAGATGTAGAGCGTTTGTTCCCTACGATGCCTACCTCCCCAGACGACTTCCTAAGAGACCGTATTATCTACCGTAATGAAGTATTTAGGCCTACACATTTCTATCCACGTGGTTTAATTAAGGGTAAGTACACCTTGTTTACGTTGGACGCTTCTCAGGTTAACCCAGAAGAAATGGTCAACGACGATCAATTTACAGCATATTCAAACTAAAAGAAAAGGTAACAACTAATGGCTCTAAACCATATTCCAGTACAGCCTACATCAGGTAAAAGCGTACTATTTACAGTGCCTAAAGGCGCACCTCAGTGCCAGGTTACTATCCAAAATAGAAGTGCAAGTATTGATATTGCGATTGGTGATACTACTATTGGCGCAGTAACTGGTGCTAATGCTGGTGTTAAGATAGCGGCTGGAGGACAGATTCAACTATTATTAAACAGTGAGGATACTGTCTATGCTTACTCGGGATCGGCGTTTAGCACTGAATACGTAGTAGTTTTGTACTCATATGTATCAACGTGGGATGGGCGTAGATAATAGGCATGAAGCCTAAAAGCTATCAGATTCGCATAGATGGTCAGACCCATAGAGTATATAAAAAGGGTTCTGACGTCTATGTGGACCATGTTGAAAAACATGGTGGAGACTGGGATATAATAAACTTGACTGATAAATCAGGAGCAAAAACAATTTCACAAGGCGTGAAAGCGGTAAAAGAATGGCACGAGGAGCATTAAATGTGCGCAACATGTGGCTGTGGAGCCCCAAAAAATAAGCATGGAGAAAAAACACTAGCAGCAGCTAACAAGAAGTTTGCTAAAAAAACCACCACTAAGTGTTCAAAATGTGGTAAAGCAAACTGCACTTGCAAGGCTAAAAAAGCACCTGCTAAAAAGAAGTAAGTTAAGCAAGATTATTTAATAATTTGGCGGTACATTCAATAGTGACGCCGGATTTATCCGGAACCTGCTGAAAGTACTGCCCCTCAAGAAGAGGATTTTGCGATGTTAAACCTAGCCGAGCGCTTAGCTCGTATGGAAAGTGACGCTGACCGACGAGAGTTTCTCAAAGGTCTTAAAGGCACTGACCATATAAATCTTTTGTCTTTAGCGGCAGGATGGGTCGGTACGACTCTGCTGTTAAAGGCGATTAAAAAGTGACTGACATCCAGAAATTAGCAGGCAGCTTTAAAGCCACAGGTAAATGGTCAGAAAGATTATTGACCGCGAAACTTCGCCGCCATGCATATGATAGTGGTTGGCCAGCTGCACTAGGCCGTGTCCTAGAAGTAAAGCATGATGATAATGGCGATTTCAGTATCCAGTACCCTGCTCACCTAGAAAGCCAAATACTTGGCGTTGAGTTTGGGGATCAAGATACTCCTCCTAATCCAGCGATGCTGCGTGTAGCAAACCGCGCTGATGGCGTATTTGATGACCATTTGTCTCGTATTTCTACTGCTTTGAATGAGGTGAAGTATATCTAATGCCATTTATACTTAATGAGGATAAAGCCTTAAAAACACTATTAAAAAGCAGAATTGCAGTCACAGACTCTAAGAATAACTTCCGTAATGTTGGTGTATGGTTTGGCCATCCCGATGTTGAAATCAGAGATCAGTCATACCCATATATGACTATTGAGTTATCTGACATTTCACATGCTCGTGAGCGCCAACATAGTGGCTTTACAGAGTTAAATTACATTCCTGAAGCAAAAGACTTTAAGGGCAATGTCCTTACAACAGCTGCTAAAAGATGGACTGAAAGCCCTACACCGGTTAATCTTGACTACCAAGTTGCTTCCTACTCCCGTCAGCCATTGCATGATCGTCAGATCTTGGCAACAGTGCTAACGGACCTATTGCCGTTTAGATTCGGCATGTTAGAGATTCCAGAAGACAATACTGCCCGCAGAATTGAACTTCTTGGATATGCCAAAAGAGATACTACTGAGCAAGGGAAAAGGCTGTTTGTTAACGTTTTTTCCATTAGAGTTAATGCTGAGCTCTTTAGTACTGGAATCGTCCAGGAACAAAGCTCTATTGGCAATATTAAATACACAGATGAAAACCTATAGCAGCAGCAATGTTGTACCGTGCATAATTCCGAAACCTAAGAATAAAAAACAACTATTAACTTAAGGAGTTAAAATGGCTTCATTAGGCCGTCCTGGCGTATACCTCCAGGAAACAACTGTGCAGCAGACGACCCCGTTAACGGCTCGTACTGATGCAATTGCTGCTTTCGTGGGCAGTACTGCAAGAGGACCAATTGCACCCGGAATTGTCTCTTCTTGGTCGGACTTTGTAAAAGCATACGGTGGCTTGGATTACAACTACCCAACAACCATTGCTGCTTACATGTTCTTTTCAAATGGTGGTCGTGACGCTTACGTACGTCGCGTAGTTTCCACTGACTCAGCAACAGCTACTAGAACCCTAAAGCAGGCAGACAATAGCACAGACGCAGTAACAGTAAAAGCAATTAACCCAGGTGCTTGGGGAAATGCTCTAAGCGTTCAAGTTACCGCATCTGACGCTACTACAAAGAAGTTCAGCCTTGCAGTATTTGGTGCTCCATTAGCCATCTCTGGTGGTAGTGGTACTTCTAACCTTCTAGAGCAGTTCAATGATTTGAGCCTAGATTCAACAAACTCTCGCTATGCAATTGCTCTTGTTAATCAATTCTCAAACTACATCACTCTTACCGCAATTTCAGGTAACTCAACCAACGTTCCTCCAGGCGTTGCAACTTCAGTAGCTGCACTAACTAGCGGATCTGATGGTTCAGCGGTTGCGGGTACTGACATTACATTAGCCCTTACGGACTTTGATGTTGTAAACGCACCATTGCTATTCAATGCTCCAGATATTGCTACTCTTGCTGGTGCATCTGCAACAAAGGCTGCGGCTCTTACGGCTCAGGCTGCTTTGCTACGTTACGCTGAAGCTCGTGGAGATGGCTTTGTTATTGTTGATACACCTTCAGGCTTGAGTGCATTTGATGCTCAGACCTATGCAAACGATGTATTTAATGCTGCAACTGCTGCTTCTTCAACAGTTTCTTCATTCACAGTATCCGCAGTTACCCCAGGTTACTCTGGCTCAACCGCAACTACTGGTTCAGTAACCTACACAACTGGTACTACACCTCACAACTTCATTCCTGGTCAGACAGTAACTCTTGCTGGTATGACTAACTCTGCAACTATTACTGGTACTGCGGCATCAGTAGTTCGCCCAGGTTACCAGGGAGCTACTCAGGTTGCAGGGTTTGTTACCTACACTACCACTTCGGCTCATGGCTTCAAGAATGGTGATTCTGTAGTTATTGCTGGTATTACAAATACTGCAAACGGTACCTCAACGCTAACAACTGCGTACAACGGTACTTACACAATTACTGTAGTTGATACCACTAACTTCTACGTAGCTAATGCTAATACAGGTACTGTTACTACACTGACTTCTGCAACTGCAGTTAGCTCGGGTTATTCAGGTAAGTTCACAATCACAGCTGTTCCTTCAACAGTAACCTTTGTTACAAGCAACACTGAGACTGGTACTGCTGTACTTTCAAGCCCAACAGCTGCTGTAACCAATACCTGGACTACAACAACTGCTAGTGGCGCTAACGCAGCTATTTACTACCCATGGTTGGCTATCCCAGATACAAGCAAGTCAGTTCCTGGTATTACCAAGAACGTTGCTCCTGGTGGCGCTATCCTAGGTGTTTACCAAGATACAGATGCTGCTCGTGGCGTATTTAAGTCACCTGCAGGTTACCAGGCAAACATCAGCGTTGCTGTGGATCTTGAGTATGATTCATCAAACAAGCCACGTCGCTTGACAAATGATCAGCTAGATACCCTAAACACTGCTACTACTCCAGTCAACCCAATTCGTGTTGCACCTGGTGCAGGTATCGTAGTTATGGGTGCTCGTACCCTTAACAACGTTTCCCCTAACCGTTACGTTAACATGCGTCGAAGCATGATTTACATCAAGAAGCAGATCGAACTTCGTTCCCAGTTTGCTGTGTTTGAGAACAACGATGAGTACTTGTGGCGCCAATTGCGTTCAAGCCTTAGCAACTTCTTAAACATGTACTGGCAACAGGGTGGCCTTCGTGGTGCAACTCCTGAACAGGCGTTTTATGTTAAGTGTGACGGCGTGACAACTGGCGATATTGATATTGCTAATGGTCAAGTTAACATTCAGGTTGGTGTTGCTCTAGAGTACCCTGCCGAGTTTGTTGTTATCAATATTGGTCAGCTAACCGGTAGCGCGACCGCGTTCTAATTAAGGAGAAAATAAATTATGTTACAAGGTCCAAATGGGGGCAACGGAAATGGCTCCGGCGCTTCCAGCGTAAATATTTTTCCTTTCAGTAGCGTAGCTACGGATCCAATCCGTAACTTTAGGTTCTTGGTGGAATTCCTTCCTCATGACCAAACGTCGTCTGCAAAGGTTAAATTTAAGAAAACCTTAGGCTTTACCAACGTGTCAGGTTTTGGCATGCAGGTAGACCCTATTGCTTATCGTGAAGGCGGATACAATACCGCTGTTCACCAGTTGCCAGGTCAGACCACTTTTGAGCCAATCAGCTTCACAAGAGGTCAGACTCTAGGTAGCACCCAGAATAGCGACTGGATGCGTCAGTTGTTCTCGGTTATCTCAGGCCGTGCCCAAGCGGGTGCCGGACATGATTTCCGCTGTAACATTGACGTATCGGTACTAAGTCATCCAAACCCTGCAGGTACAACTGCAGAAAATGGCGCAGCTGCTAAGAATCCTTGGGAACTTCACGTTTCTATGAGATTCCGCATTTACAATGCATGGATTCAGCGCCTAGTTTACGGTGACTTGTCAGCAGCCGGCAGCCTTATGGTTGAAGGTATGACAGTAGTACACGAAGGCTTTGACGTTAACTACGCTAGCGATTACAAGACTTCAGCCGCAACATTCACAATCTAAAACCTAAATTAAGAGGGAACACAATATGTCAACTGAAACCGTAAGTGCACTCGATAACCCTGAACTAGCTGCACAGCTAGCTCAAGCCGCTATAGCTATGTCTAACTCCGTTGAGGAGGAGGAGACCCAGGCTTCGCCTGTGGATGGTCCTGTAGAGATCACTCCTCCTCCTTCCGGAGACGTCAAGTTATTAGCGGGAATCTACAACTCTTTTACTGGAGAACTTGTAGATACCGCGGAAATCCGCGAACTGACTGGCGTAGATGAAGAAGCTATTGCAAAGATCAGCGACTATGGTCGCAGTCTTATGGCAATTCTTGATCGTGCAACAGTCAAAATTGGAGAAGAAAAGGCCACCCCAGCAGTACTAGATCGTCTTTTAGCCGGAGATCGTGAATATCTAATTATTCAAATTCGAATCGCTACATTTGGTAATGAGATTGCTCTCAAAGCCAAGTGTGCAGATTGTAATGAAATCTATGATTTTACAATTGATTTGAATACAGACCTAACAATTAATCGTTTTGATGATCCAATTTCGGATCGCTCAATCACAGTTGATTGTAAGGTTGGGGAGGTGCTTGTAGAGTTCCCTAACGGAGCCGTACAACGCAAACTAATTAATATTCAGGACCGTACTGCAGCCGAAATGGATACCGTACTTCTTAAGGAATGTGTCATTGAAATCAATGGCCAGCCTGTAGTTAATGTAGATCAGGTTAAAAACCTGGGTATGCAAGATCGTCGTAAGATTCTAGCTGAACTATCAGAAAAGAACCCGGGCCCAGATCTTTCTAAATTGGCTAAAGATTGCCCATCTTGTGGGCTGGAGGTACCACTTCCGCTTACCCTAGCGGATCTGTTTCTTCTTTGATCGACAGGAACTATACGAATATTTATTATTCTCTTATGAGATGATAAGTAAATACTTCCCCGGCTGGAGCTTGATGGAAATTAAATCATTAAGCCGCCGGGAAAGGGAAATTTGGCTAAAACTAGCTTTACTTAGATTAGGACAGGGAGTTAAATAATGGCGTTAAATGAAAACTTGCCACAAGCTTCCTCTCCTAATGCTATGTCTGGGCCTACCCGGCCGTCTCAAGAAATTGAGAGAGTAGACAAGCTGTACGATAGCGTACTTATGAAGGTTACAAAGATGGAAGCATCTTTGAAGAAATCCGCTGAGTACATGAAAGATATTGTACGGTCGGGTTCAAACCAGCAAGGCGACTCCAAAGTAAATATTGGAGGCCAAAACGGAAACCTCTTTGGTAGAGTATCTGATGTTACCGACGCTACAATGCAGAAGCTTAACCAAGTACTTCCTCCTGGCCAAGGTCCTTCTGGTTGGGATAGAGCAAAAGCAATTGGCTCCAGCGCTATGTACTATGCGGCTGCTGTTATGCCTAATACCCTGGATGCGGTAACTCAAAGAATTACTACCCAGGGCGTGGCCTCAATGATTGGCCAAGACCCTAATGCGCTAATTCGCCAGAGCAACAGCATGCTCAGAGGCGGTATGACCGGGCCATACTCTGCTCAGACCTCTACAGCAATTCTTGCTAGCCAAGGCATTATTCCAACTATGGGTTCATACGGAAACATTATGAACCAGGTTGGTGGGCTTAGCGTACTTACCGGTATGAGCAATGAGCAAGTTTCTGCTGGTATGGGCGGCATTAATGGCATGAACTTTATGAGAATTGGTATTAATGCTCGTACAGCAAATGGTAGTTTAAAAGACCCTGCATCACTGTCTAATGACCTTTACAGACGCATGTTTGGCGGCCGAAAGATTACAGAAGCACAAGCTGCTCAGGTATTTAATACACACTCTCGTTCTTACCAGGACATTGCTATGGCCGCTGGTGGGGATCAAAACCTTATTGCAACTCTTCAGAATACTATTTATTATCAAGCAAAGGGTGGCGGAGAAAAATTAAATCTTGATCCTAAGAATGTTAAAAATAATATTCTTAAGCTTCCTTCGGATGATCCAACACGAGCAATGTATAACTACCAAGGATCTGAAGCCGGTAAGCTTGAAGCAACTGGTACAGGGCTTGTTGGCGGTTACAGTGGTGCATTGAATACTACTGCATTTGTTAATGATCAATTCACAAGACTTGCAAAAATTCTTCCTGCCTTAACTACCGCATTTGGTAACCTAAAAGGCTTCCTAGACACCCTACCTACCGCTGGTAACACTGGTGCAGCCATGTATGGCGGCCTATCTCGAGGCATGCAATCTTGGATGGATTACAAGGGTGGGCAGTTTACTGCTAAAGCTTTAGATAAAATTATGGGAACACATTTTGCAGACCAGCAAGGTGGAATGACTGGACAGCCTGGAATGCCAGGCAATGCGTTAGTTCCTTACACAGGTCCTGGTGGTGGTGGACCTGTAACACCTATGGGTGCTGTAACTCAACAAGCAAACCATTTACTTAATACCGGTATGCACAATGCTTGGGGCAAAATTAGAGGTCTTGGCGGCAAGACAAGCATTATGAAAGACATTAAAAGCTCTGGCGGAGTTGGTAAATGGGCTAAAGGATTATTTTCGGCTGCTAAAGATGCTATAACTGGCTACGCTGAGGGCGGCGTTAAGGGCGCACTTATGAAAGCCGGAAAAGACTTAGCTCCAATGGTAGGGCAAGCAGTATTATCCGGTGCTGATAGTGCCTTTGGTTATGGGGATCAAACTCAAACTGGTGGCTGGGGAAACCAGATTTCTATGGCGCCGGTTGCAGGCGTTGCAGGACCTTATCAGCCAGGGGCTTACTCTCAAGGTAGTGCTATTCAATATCCTGAAAATTACCCAGGTGCATACCATGGCGATCCTAATGACCCATCAAAAGTTACTTGGGTTCCTGGAATGGTTAGAGATCCTGAAACTGGCAGATTTGTTAGTAACATGGATGCTCGCAATGCTTGGTTAGCAGGACAAGGTCAGCAGCAGGGTGGCGGAGATGGCGGTGGCGATACTACTATTTTTCCACCAGGTAGTTTTAAAAAACTTTGGTCTAAAGGAAAAAGTCTTTTTTCAAGAGGTGGCGCAGCTGCTGGTGAAGAGGCTATTGCCGCTGAAGGTGCTCAAGTTGCTGAGAAGGGCCTTCTTAGATCAGTTGGTTCAAAACTTCTTACTAGTGG